AAAAACGCAGAAGGCACGGCGCGTGCGTTGGCCAGGATTGCCGCGCCGCTTTGGCCCCTTGGCGCGCGTTTCGGGCGCCCGACGTGGCGCTGGTGCCCCTAGGGGCGGAATCGCGCTGGTGAGGCACCTAGGGGCCTCCGCGCGATGGCGCGTTCGGCGTCGCCGGTGTGCCCGTGGCTCTAAACGGGCGTTAGGGACCACGGGCGCCCCTGGCGAGCCGTTAGCGCGATTGGTCAGGGGCTCAGCACCGCGCCCCCCGAGCCGACCCCGTGGTCACGCTGGCGCGACGCTGGAGGGCGCTGGCGCGACCGCCCAGAGCCCAGGCCGAAGCCGCGCCGACGCAGGGGGGGTGAGGGGGGTTTCAAGGGGGGCCTGATGGACTGGGGTGGCCAGAAGCGACCGTGGGAAATTTTACAAAGTTGCCCTCAGCGACTTCGCATCGGCTGACGCGTGCAGGATGCAGTCAGCGGGGGCGCGAAGGACTTGCGTGCGCGTGCAGAGGGTGCGAGTGGGCGCGTGCGACTTGACGTGCGCGAGGAGCGCGAGGCAGAGTGCGAGTGAATCGCGAGGAGGTCACGATGAGCGAAGCGAAGATTGTGGGCAAGGTGGAGTTGAAGACGTTGGAGGGAGTGGCGGCGAACCCGTGGAACCCGAACCGCATGACGGCCTTTGAGCGCGATGCGCTGAAGACCGGATTGCAGACCGACGGATGGCTGAGCAGTCAGGCGCTGCTGATTTGGGGCACCGACGCGAGCGGCGAGAAGAAGAACCTGATCATCGACGGCGAGCACCGATGGACGGTGGCGCGCGAGTTGGGGTTCAAGAAGGGGCCGATGGTGTTCCTGGAGAACCTGACGGAAGCGCAGGCGAAGGCGCTGACCGTGAAGATGAACAGCAAGCGCGGCAAGTTCCAAGACGACTTGCTGGCGGCGCTGGTGCGCGACATTCAGTTGGAGCTTGAGGCTCCTGATCTCGGGCTGGAGCTTGGCATCGCGCAAGACGACTTGATGCGTTACATGGCGGTCGAAGCCGAGGAGCTTGACGGCTACGTCGCTGATGCGCGTCCGCCGTTGGAGGCAGCGCCCGTTGGAACGCCAACGCTCAGCACGCCTCACATTCGCATGGTGCAGCTCTTCTTCGACAAGGAGCAGCACGAGGAGTTCGTGCAGATGATGGATGAGTTCGGGGCTTCCGTGAACGCCCGCTCTGTCAGTGAGATCGTGCTGGAGGTGATGCGCCGTGTCCGTACCGGTCGTGCAGCTTCGCTCGCGCGTCAGTAACGGCGAGGCCCTTCGCGGGCGGATGGTGACAGAAGCCGAAGTGACGCTTCGGCTTGACGGCGACTGCGATGTCTACAAGCCGAACGGCGACCCTCTCGTCATGTTCCGCAAGCGAGCCATCAGCGAAGAGGTGATCGACTTGGCGTACCCGGCGCTCCACGAGTTGCGGAAGTACAAGACCGACAACCGAGGGGCCTACGCTGGCGCGACGCGTCAGTACGCCATGGCGGAAGACGGCACGTCCAGCAAGAGTAGCAGGACGCGCACCGCCGAAGGCAAGATCCACCTCGTGGCCAGCGCCATCGTTGGCTACTTCGACCGCCAAGGGGGGCGCTTCCCCTTCTGTCGGGAGACGATGTTCACCGGCAAGTTCCCCGCCGAGTGGGCGACGCTCCTGCCGATGGTGCGACGCACCGCCGAGGTGATGAAGGCCGCTGCGCCGAAGCGGTACGCCAAGCAGATGGAGGCGTGCGCCAAGTGCCCGCCCGAGTACCTGATCGAAGGCGGACCCTTCACCACGCTCACGGTCAACAACAACGTGGCACCGGCTGCGACGCACACCGATCGCGGTGACTACAAGGACGGCATCGGCGTCATCGGCATGGTTCGGCGAGGGCAGTTCACCGGGGGATGGCTCGTGTTCCCGGAGTACAAGGTCGGCGTCGAGATGCAGAACGGCGACCTGCTGATGTTCAACTCACACGACTGGCACGGCGTCACGCCGATGGTGCCGATCACCGACGACGCCGAGCGCATCACGGTTGTGTACTACATGCGCGAGAAGATGAAGAAGTGCCTGCCCGTCGAGGAGCAGCTTCGCCTCTTGCGCGACAAGCAGATCACCGTTCCCATGGACGACGATGAGGATGTAGAAGACGAAGGGTGAGCAAGCGCGTCAACCTGTTCTTCTTGGTCCCGAGCACGCAACTCGGCGGCTGCACGTCGTTCACAGTCCACCTCTACAAGTCCTTCGAGAAGCTGGGTTACGAGCCCGTGCTCTGGCGCATCGGTAAAGCGCCCGAGCCACGGGCTTCGTCTTTTCCGTACGGCATCCAACTGTGGACCTGCTCGCAGGAGCACGCGTACGAGATCGCGCGCGCCGAGACGTCCATCATCGTCTACTGCTTCTGGAACAAGTGTGGCGACCAAGCGATCCCGCTCATCGAGCTGGGCGTCCCGATGGTGGTCCACGACCCTGCGGAGTTCCACGACGACGAGCTGAACCTGATGCGCCGCTTGCGCTATCGACCGTTGGTGATTCGCAAGGCGAACGTCGTTGGCTTGGCCGAGCGCGACATCGATGCGCTCTACTTGCCGCATCCCTTCATGCCGACGGCACCGCCGCGCATCCCGAAGATCATGCACGGGCTCGCGTTGGCCCGCATCGATTTCCGCAAGCGCACGCACTACATCATCGAAGCGAACGAGACGCTGGCGAAAGAAGGCAAGGCGGTTCACCTGTACGGTGAGATGAACCGCATCTACGAGTTCCACCAGCTTCGCCAGCTTCATCCCGATTGGCGCAAGTGGTACCACGGGGAGTTCCCAGACAAGTTCGGGCAGGCGACGCGCATGTTCGCGGGAGCGCGCTTCGCGGTCGACCTGACGCAGATTGCGGGCGACGGTGGTGGAACGCAGTACACGTTCTTCGAGGCGTGGAACGCGGGCGTCCCGCTGGTGTTGAACAGCGCGTGGGCGACGGGGCAAGAAGACGAAGTGCGAGATGGTGACTCGTGCGTGATGGTGCAGAACGCTGCCGAGTTGGTGGAAGTGCTGCGGCGACCGGTGGATTCGTTCGCGCACGTTGTCGAGGGAGGGCGCCGCATCATGGAGGCGCACTCGCCAGAGGTGGTGAAGCTCTACTTGGAGGTGATGAATGCTCCGCGATGACCTGGGTGGAATCTACGTTGCGGTGTTCAGCCATCTGCGAGCAACGAACGTTGCGAAGATGACCGAGCAGATTGGCGATGCGACGTGGTTCGTTGGCGAAGGCGAAGGCGATGCGTACCGCGCAGCAGGTGCGAAGCACGTCGTGGAGTCGGGCGGGCTGTGCCGCAGTCGCAACGCTGCGATCGACGCTGCGCAGGCACACGGCGCAACGTGCTTGCAGATGAGCGACGACCTGACGCGCATCCAAGTCGCGGTGCACGGCGAGAAGAAGGTGGTCGCGGAGAACGCGGACTTCTGGCACGTCGTGTCGTTGATCCAGAAGGGCATGTCGCAAGTCGGCGCGAAGTTGGGCGGTGCCGCGCCGACCAACAATCCGTTCTACGCGAACGTCGATAAGCCGGTGCACCCAAGCGCCTTCATCGTGGGCGACTTCCTCCTGATCGAGCGCGGCTGTTCGTTGCGGTTCGACGAGACGATGACGCTGAAGGAAGACTACGACTACACGCTCCAGCACCTGATGCGCTACGGCGTGGTAGCGCGCCGCGACGACGTGCTGCTGACCTTCCAGCACCGGACCAACGCGGGCGGCGCGGTGGCGGTGCGGACGCCTGCACTGGAGCAGGAGAACATCGCGTTGTTGAAGGCGCGCTGGCCTCAGTTCGTGGTGGACAATCCCCGACGACCGAACGAAGTGCTACTCAAGATGCCGAGGGCGAAGCGATGAACATTCTGCAACCTCACCATCCGTGGTGCTTCCAAGTTGAGTTGACGGAGGGATGCAATCGCATCTGCTCGTTCTGTGGCATCAACGCCATCCGCGACAAGCCCGGCAACTACAAGTACATGACGGAGGATCTTGCTGCGAAGGTGGCGCAGGACATCGTCGACTTGAACCCGAACGCGCGCATCGAGTTCGCGATGCACGGCGAGCCTCTGCAGAACCCTTCGCACGTCCGCATCTTCGGCATCTTCCGCGCACTTCTCCCGAAGGCGCAGTTGATGCTGACGACGAACGGGAAGGTGCTGATGAAGAAGATGCAGGAGCGGCTGGACCGCATCTTCGACGCGGGCATCGACTTCGTGCTGATGGACACGTACTACCCTGAGCGCGACGCGCTGCGTGCAGAGGCCGCGACGTTGCAGAACATCACGGTGCGCGACTTCTACGACGACCTCGTGAAAGAGGGCTGGAGCCCGTACGGCAACCATCGCGGCAAGTACCGCCGCTTCGTGTGCTTGATGGACGACATCGGCGCACGCGACGGCGAGCACTCCTCGCGCAAGCTCCACAATCACAGCGGTTCGGTGCCGGGGATGGCGGTGCCGAGCGAGCCGCTGAAGAAGACGTGCACGAAGCCGTTCCGCGAGATGAGCGTGACCTGGAACGGTGAGGTTCGTCTGTGCTGCGAGGACTGGGTCGGCGACTACGTTGCAGGCACCGCAGCGAAGACCTCGCTCCGCGACATCTGGTACGGCGAAGCGATGGAGGCTGCGCGCGCACACTTGCAGAACAAGGACCGCTCCTTCGGCGCGTGCAAAGTGTGCGACGCATCGAGCGGGATGCGCGTGGGGCTCCTACAAAAATACCCGCCGCTCACGGATGAGCAGCGGGCGAAGGTGCGCGACGTGGAAGCGCAGAGCGCGGGGCGCGGGCGTCTAGTTCAGCTTGGCCGCAAGGTCTGACGGCCACCACGCGGGAGGCTTCGCGGGGAGGCGCCACTTCGCGAAGCGTGCTTTTTCGCCGATGTAGTAGGCGCGGTACGCGGCGACGGCGTCGTCGGCGGTGCGATACTGATCTGGCATCGCCTGTGCGAAAGGCGTCGCGGGTCCACTGGGGAGCCAGTCCAACTGCCACATCATGCCGTCGATGATGCGCTGCGAAGCGTGCTCGCGACCGTTGTAGCGCAAGCGGTACTCGCGGCAGATGGATTGGCCGTGCTCGACGAGCCAGTCGAAGTTGGGACGCGACGTGGCGGTCCAAAGCGTGCACGGATGGTGGCGATGCGTAGGCCGATACGGAAGGTCGGTGGCACCGCGCAGTGCGAGTGCTGTGCAAAGAAGCTGCGCGGTTTCCAGCGCCATCTTGACGACGTGCTTGTCGCACAGGTAGTGCGCAGCACGCGCGGGGTCAGGGTCGAGTACGAAGATGTTCATGGTGCTCCTTGCGCGCCTATGACGCGAGAAAGCCGAGTACGACGGGCGTAGGTGAGGTACGCGCGCCGCACTCGGCTGGTACAGCTTACATTACTTGGCGGACTTTGCGCCATCCAGTTGCGCGAGGGTCGCGTTCACGACGCGAGGCCACCACTTCCCACCGCGCGCGGTGGGAACACCTTCGCGGTTCAGGATGTCGCAGATGTCGCGAAGAGAGTGCCCCTTCTTGCGAAGGGCGACGATGCGCTTCGCCGATTCTGGAACCTTCTGCGCGGCGGTCGGTGGCCCGAGTTTGCGACCGCTCGCGCGAATGTGACTGAGCGCGTCGCGGGTGCGCTCGCCGACGAGGTCGGCTTCGAGCTGCGACCACACTCCAATCATGCCCATCATGGCGCGTCCCATCGGCGTTGACGTGTCGAAGGGTTCTGTGGCCGATACGAACCGCAGGCGCACACCGCCTTCGGGGTCGAGGAGGTTCCACAGGATGCGTTGGCGACGCGCGATGCGGCTCACGCTGTACGATACGAGAACCGCACCGCTTGCTTGAGCGAGATCGATTGCTGCTTTGAGCTTCGGGCGGGCGTTCAACTCGCGGCGCCCGCTGACGCCTTCTTCTGCGAACACGTCGAGGACTTCCAGGCCACGCGCGGCGCACACCATGCGACAGCGTTCTTCTTGCGCCGCGAGCCCGACGCCGTCGCGCACTTGCTGGTCGGTGCTGACGCGGACGTAGATGACGGCTTTGCTCATGGTGCGTCCTTTGGGTTGACGAAGTTGTGGAACGCCGTCCCGGCGACGTACGAGACGGCGACCAGGACGGCGAGGGGGAGGATGCCGATGGTGAGGATCATGCCCCTCGCACCTCGTCGATGTAGCGCGCGAAGAAGTCCTGATCGTGGTGTGCGCGCCACTGGTGCCACGAGTGGCCGATGGGCCGCGCAGTCGGCGGGATGTTGCGCACGGTGTAGACCCAAGCGGTGCGCTCGGTGCTGTTGAGCAAGTTGACGGTGTGCGCGGTGCGTTGGTAGTGGAAGGGCACACCTTCGAGGGCGTCGAGGTGTTCGAGGCGGTGGTCGTTGACCTCGTAGACCTCGCCCTGAACGGCGACGTGCTTCCAACCAGGGTGCGCTTCCGCGGTGCAGTACGGGAAGCCGCCGTGTGTGACGAACATCGTGAGGCCGGAGCACGTCGCGGGACCGTGCGCGATGACGTCGCTGTGGGCGAGGAGGCGGTGATTGCCGCAACCGCTGAGGAGGGTGCCGTAGACGAAAACGAGTTGGCTCATTGTGCTGCTCCGTTGATGATCTTGCGGATGCGCTCCGCGCTGCGCACGTTCTGTTTGCCGCCGAGCGCTTCGATCTCGTTGGCGATGGCGATGAAGACGTGGTCGTGGCCAACGGCGCGGAACGCGCGCTCGCTGAACTTTTCGAGGATGATGCCGCGTGACTCGGCGGTCTGCGCCAAGTTGACCGCGTCGGCCACGGTCTTGGCGATGACGACGCGCCGACGTTGCCCTTCGCCACCGGCGATGTTGGCGTAGAGGGCGGCGCGCGCCTTGCCGAACGATGCGAAGGCGACGTCGGGGGCGAGGTTGGCCCATGGGCCGGTAGCGGTCCAGCGCCACCGCACTTCGTGCGCGGCGGAGGGGTCGTGATTGCAGGTGAAGGTGGTGTCGTTGATGGTGATGGATCGGTTGTTCGGCATGATTGGCTCCGTGTGAACTGAATGACGCGCCGCCGAAGCGAGCGACGCTAGAATGGAAGAGGCGAGTGCCCGTTGGTTGCGATGGTCATGGCGTCGATGACCGGTTCGTAGTCGATGCCGCGCGAAGCGCGACCGGCGATGCAAGCGGCGAAGTACGCGGGGGATGGGATGGCGTCGTGCGTGTGCGCCTTGATGTACACCCATGCGAAGATCGCGCGGCGTGCGATGCGGACGTGCACTTTGCGCCGCGTGTACGAGAAGGGCACGCCCTCGAAGCCGTCGAGGCGAGTGAGGTCGGCGGGCGTGATGCTGTACACGACGCCATCGACGTAGTCGTTGCGGTCGCCGATGACGGTGGCAACCGCGCCGTTCCAGGTCGGCGAGTAGCCGGTGAACGCGAAGCGGTGACCGGCGAGGCGTGCGATGCCGATCTCGCGGGCGGAGGGGCAGCGGCGCTCCATCTGGGCGCTGATGAGGTTGGAACCGTAGGCGAACACGAACTCGTTGGACATGCGGGCTCCGGGAAGGGGCAAGGACGTGACGGGGAAGGCGAGGCGCCCCCATGGGCGCCTCGCGCGTGGGAATCACGCCGCAGCGGCGGCGGCGACGGGCGCGGACTGGGGGAAGTTGTCGACGAAGCGCGCGTTGAACTCGCGGTCCTTGAAGCCGAGGGCGACGAGGTACGCGGAAGCCTCGCGGCGCGTTTGAGCGGCGCGCTCCAGGCCGAAGCTGGCGCAGTACTCGGCGCGGGCAACCATCCAGCGGCAGAACACGACGTAGTCGGCGATGCGCTGGTCGTTGAGCGTGCCGTTGAAGTAGCGGAACTCGACGGTGCCGCGACCGGCGTAGAAGAACGAGTGGAGGTTGAGGCCGACGTAGCGGCTGGAGTGGTAGTGGTAGTCGACGGCGGCGTTGGCCTCGCGGGTGGAGCCGTACCAAGCGCGGGCGATGCCGGTGTGCGTGGTCTGGCGCGCGAGGTGGAGCGCGGTGTCCTTGTTGAGCTTGCGGCACCAGTTTTCGCGGGCGGAGGAGACGCTGACCGCCGTGCGGATGAAGCTGTCGGCGCTTTCGACTTGCGCGGCGAGGCGACCGAGGGCCTTCGGCGCGAGGTGCTTGGCGCCGATGTGAACGTGGATGCCGCACTGGTAGGCGGCGTCGCTGATCGCGCCAGCTTCGCGGATGGCGCGCACAACCGCGCGGAGCATGGCGAGGTCCTGGTCGCCACGCAGGATGGGGCTGACCACCTCGCCACCGTTGTAGCCGTGCGCACCGCGGATGCTACCGTCGCTGACGACCTTCCACTTGCGACCATCGGCCAGCGCGACCGTGTCGGTGTAGTTGACGCGCGTGCCGCCGGTGCCGCTGACGATTGCGTGGACGAGCGTTTCGCGGGAAACGCCCGTGCACTCGATTTCGACGCCGAAGGTGAGGTTGTTGACGCGGTCGGTGCACTTGGCGAGAGCGGAGGGGGTCATGTTTTCCTCAGTGTTTGCTTTGGGGTGCTTTCACCCGCAGACAGAGGATTAGTGCACAGCAATCGTGCACACCATCACTAATTTCGCGTGCCAGACACTTTTCTCGGACACCGAGCAAATTTGCAGGCAACTATTTTCGCTTCACCATGCTTGCATGACGCGTTGGAGAGCCGGATGATCAGCGGTGAGCGACTTCAGCAGGTAATCGCAGGAAATAACCTGGACGCGAGAAGCGTTCGCGAGATGGAAGACCTCGCGACCAACTTGCTTGAGCGCGTCGAGCGATCGCGCGTCGACCCGAAGGTCTTCTTCGCGACGGTGATGCGACACGAGACGACGCGTGAAGAACTCGACTGCGCGCCGCATCAACGAGTGCTCTTCGACTTCGTGTTGAAGTACCCGAGGTGCGTGATCCGGATGCCGGTCGGCACGTCGAAGACGTTCACGATGGCAGCGCTCACGATGTTCTTCATGGGCCTGAACCCTTCGTCACGAGGCGCGATCGTTTCGGCGACGCAGTCGCAGGCGACGAAACCGCTCAGCATGGTTCGCGACACGATCGAGTTGAGCGCCGAGCTGCGCCTAGTGTTCCCGAATCTCAAGAAGTCGACGAGAAAGACTGACTCGTGGACCCAGAGCGAGATCACCATTGACCGCCCACCCGGCATCCGTGACGCATCGCTCATCGGCGTAGGCATCGACGGCGCGATCGCGGGCGCTCGTTTGTCGTGGATCGTGGTCGACGACATCTTGGATCGCGAGAACACAAGCACGCAGTCGGGATTGCAGAAGGTGCACGACTGGTTCGACTCGTCGGTCCTTTCGCGTATCGATCCGCACAACGGGCGCATCGTCGTCACGAACACGCCATGGCACCCGGAAGACCTCACCTACAAGCTGGAAGCCGCGGGATGGCCGACGCTCACGATGGCGGTCGATGGCAACATCACGCTCGCGAACTGCGACGACTTCGATAGCGAGGACATCGTACCCAGCGCACGACCGGGCGAGATCTACCGTCTCGCGGCGCACAACGAGCCGAGGAACGCGCGCGGCGAAGTGATCCAGGAAACGGTGCCGCTCTGGCCAGCGCGTTACTCGCCTGAGCACATCGAGGAGCTTCGTACGACGCACTTGCCGCACCGCTTCAATCAGCTCTACTTGTGCATCTGTCGCGACGAATCAACGGCGCGGTGCAAGGTCGAGTGGATCGAGCGCTGCAAAGAGAACGGGCGCGGTATGTCGCTCGTATCCACCTACAACGGTGCGAACATCACCGTGACGGGTGTTGACCTCGCGGTCGGGAAGGGCGCTCAGTACGACCTCACGAGCATCTTCACGTTCGAGCAACTTCAGGACGGACGACGCGTCGTGCTCGATGTTGAGTTCGGCCAATGGGATGCGCCGACGATCGTTCGCAAACTCATCACGAAGGCGCAGGCGTACAAGTCGATCGTGCGCGTCGAGAACAACGCTGCACAGGACTACATCGTTCAGTTCGCACGCGCTCAGAACGCAAGCATCCCAATCAAGCCACACGCGACGGGACGGTCGAAGGCGCACCCGGAGTTCGGCGTGGAAGGTCTGTTCATCGAGTTCCAGAACGGCGCGTGGTGCATCCCGTGCGACAACGGAGGGCGATGCCACCCATCCGTTCAGCGATGGATCGACGAGTGTGTGTACTACATTCCAGGCGCTCACGTCGGCGACGTCCTCATGTCTTGCTGGCTCGCGCGTGAACAGGCGCGCGACATGGGATTGTCTGCTGGTGTTGCGCGTCGGGAACACAACGTCGGAAACTTTGTCAGCAGCTTCATGTCGCGGTAGCGTCGGCGACGGAGGTTCCGCACATGAAAGATTTCGTCGTCATCCACGACCCGGTAGGGAAGCTGCCGGAGGGCAAGGTTCTCACGGGCAACGCAGTCGCCGTCGCGAAGTCGCGCGGTGTCGTGATCCTACCGGTCGAGCCGGATCTGATTCCTCGCTCCGCGTTCGCCGGATGGGCGAAGCGTTGCTACGGCGACGGCGAGCATTTCGCGCAGATGCAGTCCTCGCGCGGCTGCGCGCTCGCGCTCCACGCGCATCCTGACTTCCCGACGCTTCACTGGGCGGCGCGGATCGTCCCGTTCGCCCCGCACATTGAGGGCTCGCTTCGCATCGCGAGCGACACGGCGCAGCTTCACTCGCTCGCGTGCGGCATCGCGCCCATCACGTCGCCCGTCGTGCTTGATAAGCTCGGCGAGGAAGACGCGCAGGGCGGATGGACGGTGTACGGCGCCGCCAAGGCGACGATCCCAGGCGACGCATACATCGCGGTGCAGCTTTACGGCATGATGACGGGCGCGCGCGTGGCGTGGTTCGCTATCAGCCAAAGCGCCTGATGCACGACGGGTCGACGCAGTCAAGGTAGGATTTTGGATCCGTGCGCGTCATAGTCGCGCGCATGGAACCACTGACTACCTGGACGTTGGCGATGCTACTTGCCCTTGCGCCGACTTCGCAACGTGTGAAGAAGTACGAGACGGAGGCGGAATACACCGCGCGTGTGCAGGAGATTGCCGAGGATATGGTCGCGGTCGTCGAGGCAGCAGAGCCGCTGCCGGGCATGACGCGACAGGAGACGTTGGCGCTCGTGATGGTGACGGCGAACGCTGAGAGCAGCGGCTTCCGGTACGACATCGATCATGGGCTTCCCGGTGGCATCGGCGACCACGGGCAGAGCTACTGCATCATGCAGGTTCGCGCGCGACAAGGCTTCGTACGAACGCACGATCCGGTCGCAAAGCGATGGAAGGGGGCGGACTTGATCGCGGATCGAAGGAAGTGTCTGTCTGCGGGGCTCGCTCTACTTCGTGATTCGATGATGTGGTGCGCGGGCAAGGGGGCGAAGGGCGCGACGCTTATCAGCGCCTACACGGTCGGCCGCTGTCGACCGGAACCTGTCGCAACCGCGCGGTGGAATCAGGCGCGCTCGCGAAGATTCGTACCGAGTGCGTCATTGAAGCTGGCGAGGAACCCATGACACCTACGACATTCAACAACGCCATCGTCTCGGTCGTCTCCGCCTATGCTGAGGCGCTTCAGCAACTCACGACGCAGAACGCGGCGATTGCGAAGGAGAACGAGTTGCTGAAGCAGGCGATCAAGCAGGCGATCCCGGAGGGCGAGATGCTTGTGTCGAAGAAGTTGTTCGACGCTCTACGCGAAGCGGTGCTGCGCAGTTATCCACTTGAAGAAGTAGCTCAGCGGGCGCAGCTCCTAATCTACGAGACGGAGAACCCGTGATGGACTTGATCGCGCTTTGGACCGAGGCGCGCGATGCGCGAGCGAGGTATCTGGCGCTCGCGCGCGAGAAGGCGCGCGATGATGCAAGCGTTTCGCAGGAGACGCTGACGGCGGCGGCGAACGACGCGGTACTCGCGGAGTACCGCGCGCGTGATGCGCAGATCCGGAGCACCTGGACCGAGTGGCGAGCCCCGGCTCGCTATGAACACGTCTGGGGCAAGTGGACGGCGCGCGTCATCGATCCAGATACGGGGATGCCGGAGCCGCAGAAGGTCACGATGGGATGCCGCAACTGCGGGCAGGAGTGGCAGACAACGTGCGCGAGCGGGCACGTTCAGTCGCACATACAGAAGTTCGCGGTGCAGCATCTACACGCGGACGTGTTCGGATACGTGCCGAGGAAGGGGCTGGACGAATGAACGTGATGATCGGTGGTGGTCAGGCGAAGGCGAGTGAGGCGTGCCCCTACTGCGGCGCGCCGACGCCGCTCATGCTCGGGCCGCAGGACTTCGGACCGGAGCACGCCGTGCAGGTCGTTGAGGCGCTGCGGACGAGCACGCTCTACGGCTGCGACGTGTGCGGGAAGAATTGGGCGGTGGTTCGGAAGAAGGGCACGTCGCCGTTCTTCCAAGGCGCGAAGGGCAATCGGCACGAGCGACGAGCGGCGGTGGCGAGGGCTCGTCGCAAGCGTGCGGCGTGACGCGGAAGGGGGTAGGGTTGCGCCATGACTCAGGCTCAGCTCTACGCCGCATGTGTGACGATCGCGCCGAACTTCACGGTGCAGATCATTTGGACGACGCTGCCGACCGTGTCGCGGTCGATCCAGTGGTTCGGGCGACCGAAGGGAACGCTCAACAATCTGACCGGCGGCATCGTTTTCCCGGAGAATAGCGACTTCGAGCCGAAGCTGACCTTCGTGCTGACGCAGGCGCTCGCGGTACTCCAGCAGGCGGGCTAGGATCGACGACCATGAGCTACCTGAGTCTTCCGGCGGGCGCGGTCGCACGACCGCTTATTTCTGGCGTAGCGACCGCTGCGGGCCTGCGCGCAGTTGCTCCCTCGGCGATGTTCGGCCAAGGCATCACGGCGACCGTGACGGGCCTCGGGACGTTCGCCTTCGATACGGCGTCGCTGGCGGTCGATAACGGCACGACGGTGATCAAGCCTAACGACATTCTCGTCGGCAACCCAGGACGATGGCTCGCTGCGGGCGGAGGCGGCGGAATTGGAGGCGGCGGCACAACGGATGTTATCCCGATGTGGAGCAGCCCGACGGCGCTGACGGATAGCCCGATCTCGCGTATTGGCGGTGCGATCGACGCGGGTTCGTTGACCAACAGCGGCGTTGGATACACGAACGGCAATTACATCAACGTTCCTCTTACTGGCGGAAGCGGTACGGGTGCCACGGCCGACATCGTGGTCTTTGGCACGTCGGTCATCACTGTGTTCTTGCGCAAGCGCGGCATCAACTACGTGGCTGGCGAAGTGCTTTCGGCTGCTACGATCGGTCCCGGCGCGAACTTTCAGTACACGATCATCAAAATCGCTGACACGGTTGGAACGTCGGCGGAGTTTACGTCGGCGCTAAGTGTTGGTGCGGGCACGTCGTCTCCACGCGGCTCGTTCGACACGGCGGGGTGCGCGTTTATCGGTGTGCCATCGGGAACGGTCGTTGAGTATGCGAACGCGTTGCGGGCGCGTATTACGACTGGTCTTTCTATCGGCGCGCTGACGTCGTACTCAATCGCGACGCCGTTAGAACTCACGGTCGGAATGTCGTTGAACCAGGCATTCGACGGGAGCGCGATCGCGGGAAGTTGGTCCACGATCGGTATGTATTCGGTTCCGCGAGCGACGGCATCGCAAGCGGGATCGAACTACACCGTTTACGGCATGTACTCGGTCGCGGCGCGTTCGTACGCGGCGGATCTTTCGACGACGTCGACGTATGTGGGCATTTTGACAGCCGCGCAGATCACCGGTTCTGCGATCGTGTCAGCGTCGACGGGCACGCTAATTGGCATCGACGCGTCGGTGGCAAACCCGCGCACAGGTCACAACGTCGGATCAATGTACGGAGGTTTGTTCCGCACATCGGTATCGAACGGTACTGCGGGAACCGTCGTGGGCGTGCGCGTCGTGTCAGCTGGTAGCGGGACGATCACGGATTACTTCGGGCTTCGGATCGAGCAGAACGGCGCGTTGATCACGAGCAACGCGCGCATCGGCGTCGCGCAGGAAGATCCGACGTGCGCGAACTACTACCAGGGAACGTCGGCGTTCGGCATGTACGAGCCGAACCCGCGCGCCAACGTGCACGTTGGCCCGTCGACGGCGACGCATGGTTCGATGTTCTTTGAGACGGGCGTCGCTCCGGCAGTTCCGGTCACCGGTCATGTCTGGCGCGACGGAAGCGAACTCTACGTCGAGGCGCTAAACATCACGCCGCTCACGGCCAACTTCAAGGTCGGCACGGCGGGCTACGGCGTTGACTTCAGCGTCACGCCGAATCTTGGAACGTCGGAGCTGTTCGACGACTACGAAGAGGGAACGTGGACGCCGGGCTTTACGGTTACGGGCGCGGGTGCGTCGATCGCGATCGTTAACGCGGACACCGAAGCGGTCTACACGAAGAAAGGGCGCGAAGTCACCGTGTGCTTTTCGATCGCCGTCGGCGCGATCGTTAACACGCCGCAAGGCGTCGACATCACGGGCCTCCCGTACCCGGTCGACAGCGGATGCGGTACGTCCGGGCTCACGGTTCCGATCGATATCTACTTGGGCACCGGCTTCGGCAACAAGTTGGCTGGGTTCGCGGGCACTCTCTACAACGGCGGATCGTCAATTCAGCTCGTTTGGTACGATCACGGCGGCGCGGTCGACGTCACGCCTGGACCAAACATTCAGGCGAACAACAGCGTGATCAGCGCATCAATCACCTACTTTGCAGCAACGTGAGGGCACCATGGAAGTCGTGATGAAGTACGCGCTTGACCGCGTCGAAGTTGAGCAGACCTGGAAGACGATCAATGTGCGCAGCCGCGTGCAGAAGTGGGTGAAGAACGGCGCGGACGAGATGCTGGTGGAGCCGAACGCCGGTCTGCATCGCGTCGTGCTTAACCCTGGCGACTGGGCGGGCGCGGACAAGTGGGGCGTTCGTTCGTACGCCGACATCGCGTGGGGGGCGGACGTGATTTCGGCGTGGCAGGCGGAGCAGGAACGCATTCGCGCGCTTACGGCGGCGCGTGTGCAGGCGCCGGCGGCGGACACTCAGGCTGACGTGAGCGTTGTTCCGTCGTGATTCGTTCGCTGAAAGTTCGCGCCGCGACGTGGCTCACGAAGCGATTGCTGAAGTTTTTGGCGTCGCAGACTGAGAAGGAAGTCGACGAGACGGAGGCGTTCCCGACGCCTCCGCAGTCGCCTTTGACGCAGGAATCTTGCGTGATGATGTACACGCCTCCCGCGCCGCGCGTTATGGAGAAGGAGGCGGCGCCGCTCGCGGGTAGCGCGAGGGCTAGGGCAGAGCAGGCGCGAAAGAGGAACGCATGAGCAACGTGATGCAGATGGGCGCGAACTTGGTGATCGGTTCGTCGTTCGGGATTGACAACACGACCCTCGGACCGGACTTCCGCGCGCGTACGCTGATCGACTCCGATCGTTACAAGCTGCTTGATCGGAAGGCGACGTACTATTCCTGCACGCAGCACGACTTCAAGAAGCACGACTTCGACGGTCGCGCGATTCCGGAAGGGAACCCGCTCCTTGGACAGCCCAACCTCGCGAGTGTTCAAACCGATTGGTACGTACCGCTTCGCTCCCGACGACCGAGCGCCCCGTATCGCCTCGCTCGCGTTATCGTCGACTCGTTCACCAATCTCGTGTTCGGCTATCAGCGTTGGCCGACGATCCGTGTTCCTGGCGATAGCGATGCCGAAGAGTTCGTCCGCGCGCTAGTGGACGAGAGCGGGCTGCGCACGCTGATGATCCGTGCGCGAACGATCGGCGGCTCTACAGGTAGCGTCGGGCTCTCATGGCGTTTTTACATGGGGAAGCCGGTTGTGCAGGCGCACCAACCGCGGTCGATCTACATCCACGAGTGGGAAGACATCGACCGCCTCGTCCCGGCGCACGTCATCGAGATCTACAAGTTCAGTCGCAACGAGTGGGATCCACAGAAGCAGAAGTTCCTCACCAACTGGTACTGGTTCCGTCGTGACTGGACCAAGCAGGCGGACATCACTTACAAGGAAGTGCGCTTCGATCAGGCGGTCGATCCAGAGTGGCAGATCGACGAGGAAGCCTCTCACGTTCACAACGACGGTTTCTGCCACTTCGTGTGGATTCAGAACCTCCCGACGGAGAATCCTGAGAGCATCGACGGCAACGCCGACTACGAAGGCCTCTACGAGAACTTCGACTCGATCGACTTGCTGCACAGCACGCTCATTCGCGGCACGACGCTGAACCTCGACCCGACGCTCGTGCTCAAGCTCGATCCCGACATCATCGAGCGCACGGGCTTGCGAAAGGGCACCGACAACGCGCTTGTCGTTGGGCAGTCTGGCGATGCGCACTACATGGAGTTGCAAGGCTCCAGCGTTCAGGTCGGTACGCAGTTGTTCTCGAAGATGCGCGAGAGCACTCTCGAAGTCGCGCAGTGCGTCGTGCCCGACCCGAACCAGATTGGCGCGGCGGGTACATCCTCGGTGGCGTTGAAGGTCGTCTACGCGCCGATGCTCGGCAAGGCGGACATCCTCCGCGAGCAGTACGAGCGCGGCTTGCTCGACTTGCTTACGCAGATGCTCAAGTCGTCGCGCAACGCGAACGCGAACCCGGTAATTCGCGAGAGCGAGAACGGAGAGATTGTTGAGGAGCAGTACGTGCTCGATCTCCCTCCGCGGCTCGAACGACAAGACGTGCTCGATGAGACGGGAAATCCGACTGGCGAGAAGGAGGATGCCTTTGTCGAGCAGAACCCAGGGCACAGCAATCGCATCACCTTCGACTGGGGCGACTACTTCTTGCCGACTGCGCAGGATCAGCAGCAGACCGCGACTACGCTTTCTCAGCTCGTTGCCGGTGGGCTTCTTTCGCAGGAGAGCGGCGCGGATCTCGCTTCGCGCGTCGTTCGCATCGACCCGCGCGCGGAATGGGATCGCATCAAGCGCGAGCAGAAGGACAAGGAGGCGCAGCAGTCGTCGATGTTCGGTGGCGACATGGCCGGAGCACCGCCGGGCGGCGACAATGGCGCCTCGCCAGAGGGGGCAGGCTTCGGCATCAAAGGCGGAATGGGCGGTCGTGTGGGTGCTGAGGATGAGCTTCCGCCGGGCGCAGAGCCGCGCAAGGCGGGAGCGAAGGTGCTGCGCGTGAACGAGGTTCGTGCGATGTTGGGAGAACCGCTACTCGAAGGCGAGGATGGCGACCTCACGCTTGAAGAGTATCGGCGACTGAAGGGGCTCGCGTGAAGCGACTCGCACAGGCGATGTTGATCAACCGACGGCAAGCGTTCGCGCTTGCCGATCGTGTTGGTAAGCGCGAAGTCGAGCGCATGATGAAGGACGCGGCTGACGAGTTGCGTGCGCGCATCGCTTCAAGCATCTCAACGAGCAGCACGACGCCGACGTCGATCCAAGAAATGCGAGCGACGCTTCGTCAGCTCGAAGACGTGATGACGACGCTATCGCGCAGCGTTGGAAGGACGACGCTCGGGATGGCGGGAGAAGCGGCTGAAGTCGCAGCAAGCAACGTCTTCGATTACATGGAAGATGCGAATCGTGCGTTCATGGGCCGACCGCTCGGCTTGCGAGAGGCAAGCGTGCTCACGGAAGCAGTGTCCGGCACGAACGCGTCAGTGCTGCGGCGACTCGCGTCCACCGAGACGCAGATCGAAGACGTGATGGCGGATCCAGACACGGCGGAAGTCGCGCCGCGCATGAACGCAGAAGGCGGCGTGCTCTCGCGATACTCGATGGAGACGATCGGTGTCTTTGAAGACACGCTTCGCAAGGGCATGATCACGGGGAAACCGTGGGGCGACGTGCGCCAAGAACTGATCGACAACTCGCCGTTCCTGCAAGGAGCGCCGCGTTTCTGGGCGGAGCGCATCATCCGCACTGAGACGATGACCGCTTACAATCGCGCGGGATGGGAGACGATCCGCGAAGCCGACGACGAGCTTGGCGACATGACGAAGATCCTGAGCGCGACGTTCGACAACCGGACAGGGTGGGACAGCTATCAAGTCCACGGCCAGATCCGGCGACCTGACGAGGCGTTCCAGTGGGCAGGCGGGTTCTATCAGCATCCGGCGAACCGTCCGAACGACCGTGAGGTCGTGGTGCCGCATCGCATTTCGTGGCCGATTCCTAACGAACTGACGTGGCGTAGCGATGCGGAAGTGGTCGCTGCGTGGCAGCGAGATCGTCGAAAGGGCGCACCGCCGCCGCGTCCGAAGATGACGACGATCGACCTGAAACGATTCGGTCGCGGCTGATTGCTTGCGTCGTCTTGCAATCGCGCGCTACGGTACGCGCGGAGGCAACGATGGCGAAGCCGTTCAAGCTCAGTGGCAGCAGTGGTACCGGACCAGCGCGTGATAGCGGCGGTCGTTTCTTGCGTGCCTCGCTTCCCGGCGAGGTCGTGAAGGATTACCCTGCCGAGAAGGGCGTGACGAACAACGAGGCTCTTCGCGCACTCCGCGTTCCCGATCGAATGGTCGGAGAAGGCAAGCCGAAGAACGTCGCTGGTCCTGGCGCAACGGCGCCCGCGCCTGTATACCCGGATGCGCTTCCGTGGCCGAAGGCGGAACCGTTCAACGACGCGAACAAAGTCCCCTTCAAGTTCCGATGAGGTAATACGATGGCTGAAGCGAAGACGCCGGGCGATGGCAAGACCTCGCCCTTTGGCAACGGTTCCGGAAAAGGCACGAACACAGGAGCATCGACGATGGCTAACTCGACGGCGGGCGCGAACCCCGGCAAGAACGGCAACAACTTCCTCACGAACCCCTCGGGCAACTCCCCGGCGGGTGCGAAGCCGACCGACTTCACGCGCGCGACTGTTGCGAAGCAGAAGTCCGGTCCGAACTGCGACATCAACGCGCAGTCGGCGATCAAGGACAAGGGGCAGCTCATTCCCCTCGCGGACGTCACCAGCGGCCCGCGCAAGGAAATGGTCGGCGCCGGTTCCATCGGCGACAGCCGCAAGCCGTTCAAGCTCTGATCCATCATGGGCCAGCTTGCCATCAGCGGAACCGTAATCGGCGGACCAGTCACGGTCGGCGCCGCGTTCGGCTTTCCGCAAGCGATGTTCACGACGCAGCTCGCTACGACGCCGTCGCCGAAGCCGTTCTCGGCGGCGTCGGGCGTGCTGACGCGACGCCTCGCGACGGTGCCGCCGACGTGGGCAACGCTCACTGGCGTTGGCCCCACCGACACGGTGCAGCGAGGCGACACGCTCTACCTGCGAAGTGATTCGCAGGTGCTCTTGCGCTTGTCGCAGGTTGATCCGCTCAACCCGAGCGGACCGGCGCTCGTGCGCCAAGTCTATGTGCAGGGCCTTTTTATCTGCGAGTTCCCGCAATCCTCGTTGCTGGTGTTGCTGGAGGCGCAGGGTTCTGCAACCATCGAGTACCTCATCACGGGTCAGTAGGAGTTCTCAGTCATGTCGGAAACGATCAAGCAATCTCTCAACCGCGCGGACCTCAACACGCTCGCGGACCAGCTTCGCACCCTCGCCTTCGGCGACATCGTCGCGTCGCTGCCGACGACGCTTCGCACGAGCGCCACCGCGACCAGCACGGGCAACCTCGCGGGTGCGCGTGTTGTGTCCGAGCAGGACGCGGACACCCCGGCGGCGGCGGTGCTCTACGCTTCGGCGCGCGCTGGTGCGGGCACTCCCGGCGTTTTGTCGGTTGTCGCCTACGGCACGCTTCCCGTCGCCGGTCAGATCGCGGTCGCCCCGAACGGGCGTGTCGTGACCGCTGCCGCGGACGCGTGGACCGACCTTGACGTCGTGTTCGTGCCTGAGAAGGGCGACATCGTTGAGGTGACGGGCACGGTTACTGCGAACGTGCTCACGCTCCCGACCAACGTGACGTCGGTTGGTGCGTGCACGCTCCTTTCCGCGACTGCGGTTACCGGCGGCTCCGTTGGCGCGAAGATCGTTGATCTTCCCGGCGCGGCGGCGGCGGCTGGCGAAGCCGCTCTCAACGCGGCGAAAACCACGGTCGTCTTTGCTGGCGCCGACGCCGTCACCAGCGCGACGGTTCGCCTGCTTGTGTCGTCGACGGTCGACGTCGCGGCTCTGCTCGCTTCCACGAGCAACTTCGTCTGATCAACTGAGGTAAGGGAGTAACCTCGCACATGAACGGTATGGATCAAGCCACCACCACCGAGGTCACGGGGACGCCCGTGACCGCATCTGTTTCCACGACGGGCACCGCGCCCGTCACGACTGCCGTTGGTACTGCCACGGGCGAGTCGTTTGCGACGAAGAAGGCCGAACCGGCGACCGCACAGGCGGCGGAGCCCAAGACGGCCAAGCGCGCAACGAAGCTCTCGCTCTCGCAGCAGGACTTCAACGAACGCATCAAGCGCGCGAAGACGAGCGCGTTCAAGGATGCGTTCGGCACCGACGACGTTGATAGTATCAAGCAGCGTCTCGCTCGCGCCGAGGAGCTGGAGAAGCAGGCCGAAGAGGCGCGCGTCGCTCGCATGAACGAAGTGCAGCGCGCCAAGTACGAGGCGCAACGTGCGCGTCGTGAGGCCGAGCAGTTCCGCACGGAAGTCGCGCAGATGCGCGAGCGCGAAGTGGTTCGCGATCAGCAGTCCTTCGTCGAGCGCGTCGCGTCGCGCCATGTCAACCCGATGTACATGGAGGAGGCGTCGATCGCCTTCGCGCGTGAAGTTGCGAACGCCGATCCGCGCGAAGTTGCGCGCTGGACGGAGAAAGACGTGAGCCGTTGGTTCGCGAGCTATGTCGCGAAGAAGCCAGCGTTCGCCGCGTCGCCGAACGCGCGTAAGATCGAGAAGAAAATCGCGAGCGCGCCTACGCCGCCGCCGCGTCCTCAGCGACCGGGCACCTCTTCGGTGAACGCGACGCCGAGCAAGACGTTCAAGCCGGGTCAGCCGAACAGCATGACGCGCGAAGAAGCGCGAGCAGAAGCGAAGCGACGCGGTTACACTTGGTGATGTTCTAACGTCGATGATCTCGACACCGACGCTCACGCTACGCTGGCGGTCAACAGCGGTTTCAAGCGACGGGCAGAGATAAGACGACACAAGGTCAGTCAGTCAGTCAGGAGAAAGATCAATGCCTCTCGTTCTTGGTATTCCCCCCAGCGTTGTGAAGCTCGTGCAGGAAGGTCTGCTTGAGCGTGCGTTCCACGATGGCCTCTTCCCGGCGCTCCAGTATCGCCAGGAAGCGCTCGTCGAAGAGTGGCCTGCGAACACCGGCAACGAGCTGTTCATGTCGCGTCCGGGCCTTCTCGCGCCCGTGACGAAGCCGCTCCAGCCGGGCACCGACCCGAGCCCGCAGGCGGTGAACTACGAGCAGTGGACCGCGGTGCTCAACCGCTTCAGCGGCACCATCGACACGAACATGCCGACGAGCGCGACCGCTTCGTCGAACCTGTTCCTCCGCAACATCCACCAGCTTGGCCTCCAGGCTGGCCAGTCGCTCAACCGCATCCCGCGTAACTCGCTGTTCAAGGCGTACCTCTCGGGCCAGACGCTCACCATCGCGGCGGGCGTTGCGGGCGACACGACGATCCGCGTTGCGGCTCTCAACGGCTTCACCACGGTCGTCATCCCGTCGTCGACGGTGCGTCCGGTTCCGGTTTCGCCGGCGACCCCGCTCACGGTGACGATCTCGGGTATCACCGGCACCCGCAACGTCATCGGCTTTACCCCGGACAACCCGGACGATCCCGATGGCCCCGGCACCCTCCAGCTCAGCGCGGCTCTCGGCGGCGCCGGTGTTGCGAACCGCGCTCCGGTCATCTCGTCGGCGGCTCCGCTCGTGATCCGCTCGGGTGGCGGCATCTCGGTCGACGCGCTCAACGCGGGTGATGTGTTCACCCTTCAGGACGCGATCAACGCCGTCAACAAGGCTACTACCACGCGCACATCAGCCCCGACGGCAACGCGCAGGTCTTCACCGACCCGGCGTTCCAGCGTCTCAACACCGCCCTCCCGGATTACCATATCTACCACGAGGGCTTCATTGGGACGATCGCCGGCATCATGTTCTTCATGAACACCGAGTCGCCGGATCGTAACAACGTGGGTACGCTCATCGCGACGGGCGCGAACTCGCTCTACGGCGAGGACATCGGCGCCGAAGTCGTCAACGGCGCGGGCGTCAACGTCGGCCGCATCCTCATCACTGGCCGTGGCGCGCTCTACGAGAAATGGCTCCCTGGCACGAACTTCGTCTCTGAGGCTGGCATCACCGGCAAGATGGGCGAGTTCGACATCGTAAACGGCGGCATCAACGTGCAGACGGAGCGCATCGACCTGATCCTCCGCGCGCCGCTGAACCGTCTCCAGGACACCGTGGCGGCGACGTGGCAGATCAGCACGTCGTTCCCGGTCCCGAGCGACATCACCTCGGGCACTGGCCCGGAGCGCTTCAAGCGCGCGGTCGTGATCGAGCACGCGCTCTGATCGACGCAGCGTGAGAAGGGCGAGCCTCGCAAGGGGCTCGCTCTTTTCGTTTGTAGTCGTGCTATTCATGGCGACGCAGGGTCGTCGTTACCTTCCCCGAGTGCCCCCCCCCCTCGGAACGCATCTCGGCGACCCTGCACTTTTGAGAGGGTAGTGATGCGACAGTCAGCGTTGATCACCTGGGCACGAGCGGCGAGCGGCATGGGCCGATCCGGCAAAAGGGAGTTTGCGTCGCAGCAGGCGCTGCAAAGCTACTTGCGAGCGCATCCGAAGGCAGACATGAGCAAACACAGCGTCGCTCAAGCCGCGCAACCCGCGCCTGCCGAAAAAGAGCAGACGACTGGCAAGCACGGTGCGGCGGTGGTGAAGACGCGCGATCAGTTGCTCGCGGAGCTGCCGAAGAATCCGAAGACTGGTCGTCAGTCGTACATGGGCGTGGACGCGTCGACGATTCAGAGCGTGAAGGAGTTCCCGCAATCGAAGACGCTCACGGCGGTCGTGACGTACAAGAACATCAAGGGGCGCGTCGTTGACAAGTACATGTACAACGAGGCGCATCAGCAGCAGTCGGCGGATCGTAAGTTCAAGCGCATCGAGCAGATGCAAAAGCACTACGGCACGATCCAAGACAACATCGCGAAGGATCTGAAGTCGTCCGATCCCAAGAAGCGCGCTGCGGCGACGGTCATGAAGCTGGTCGATGACACGACGATGCGCATCGGAGGCAGCGGCGCGGAGAAGTTCACGGGCTCTGTCGGCGCCACCACGATGCGACGAGAACACGTGAAGGAGAACCCGGACGGGTCGCTTCAGTTCACGTTTCCCGGCAAGAGCGGCGTTGCGTGGGATCGCAAGGTCAGCGATCCGAAGCTGGTCGCTGCCGTCAAGACGTTCATGGCGGACAAGTCTCCGAGCGAGAAGCTGTTCCCGACGCGCGCGGAGGACGTGAACAAGTACTTGAAGACCGTTTCGCCGGCCC